ATGCCGACGCCAGACAACGACTCCCAGCGCCGCGAGGTCGCCAAGCCGCCCTGCCAGATCGCGCCGCCCCACGTCGTGCCGTTCCACGTCGCCGTCCCTAGCGCCTCCGCAGAGAGCACCCCGGTCGGCTCGTCGTCCCGATAGTCGACGTTCATCGCAACGAGAATACCGGGGGCGCCATCCGTCTGTAGGGTAGGACGGGCCAGTTTAAATTGCTTCTGAATCCCAGGCGCTCCAAAGTCCGAAAACGCCTGTTTAGCCTCTCCCGTGATATTCGCGCTCAGATCAGAAAGCCCCGTCCACGCTTTGACGACCTTCCCATACCCGCCGTAGAACAACGAGCCGTTAAACAGCTCCCAACAGTACGCATTCCAGCCGGTAAACCTGCACCACGCCCCTGTCACGGTGTTCATCACATACTGATGTGACAGCGCGACTGTCGATGTGCTGATCAAGGGGACATTGAACATCATCGCCGGGGCGGAAGGATTGAATACCGCCTGCCAGCCGAAATTGCTCTCGTACGAGCGGATCGCCTCGGCCAGCGCCGTGCGGATGCGGTCAGAGATTGCCACGGACGGATTGAACTTGTCGGCGACGAGCACCTTGGACAACGGAACGAATCCGTCTGTCGTGAGCAATACAAGGTCGCCGGCCAGCTTGTGGAAGCACCGCCGCCCGATCGGCGGGCCGAGCCGCCACACGCCCGCCAGCGCCCACTTGGTTGCATCGCTGGGGTCCGTCCCTTTGTATACCGCGACTTCGCCCTTGGACGTGATGAAAACGGCGTGATCGTCAACACCCTCGCCGGCGTCAAGCGTCCATGTGGCCATCGCCATGAGGTAGCCGCCCAACTTGAACACGCCACCAAGCGGGAGTTCTGCCTCTGCACCACCCACCGCCCCGGCGGGCAGATACCACGCCGACATCGACGCATCCTGCACGAAAAAGACAAACGTCTTCCAGTGATTGACGTGTATCCATTTCGTCTGGTCCGCGCTCCCGGAGAGCACGGTGTTATCCATGTCAACCCAGTTTGTGCCGTCGAACCGCTGCGGATTCTTCGCACCGTTGACGCAGATAAGATATTGCCCAGCCGTCGTCCCGACCTGCACATGCTGCCACTTGGCGTTGGTCGTGCTCGACACACTGGCAGCCGGGAAGGAGGTATCGGTGCTCGTTACGTCGTATATTGCCGTGCCCGCTGCGGCAAACAGTTTATTAGTCCCGCTCGGCCCGTGGTACGCCATGAGCGAATGCACCGCAGCGCTCCCCCCCGTCCTGTGGTTCGACGAGCCACCACGCAGCACGCATTCGCTGGCCTCGGGGAAGATGTTGTCCAGCGTCAGCGCATCGTCTGGCTTCATTGCCGCGACCGAATCGCGCGCATTCCACCCGCGCACCGGAGCCGATATCTGCCGCATTTTCGACACCTGCTGCCGCCGCTTATTGGTCCGCATCGCCTGCAACATCACAGATCCCAGTTCCCGTCTTGCACCAGCACCCGCTGCGATACGCGGTGCGTGCTCATCGATAGCCGAGGCTTGCCGCCGTCTCGGGCAATGGCGTTGCTCACCGCAATCTGATAGCTCCGGAAGTCCTCTTCGTAGTCGAGTCCCTTGGCTTTGCGCCAGCGCCAAATCAGCCCGAGTTTCATTAATTCCTCGTCGATCCGACCGACATCGGTATCCGCCGTCCATGTGGCTTTGGCCGTGCCGCCCGAGTCCGTACACCAGTACGAGGTCTGATACTCGAAGGCCATCGAATGGCCGGCAGTCGGCACCGGGTACATATACAACGTCCCATTGCGAATGCGCCACTCTGGGAATGGGCCGCTCGTTGTCATGGCCTTGCGCCACTGCCACAGTTGCGCCGACACCGGGCCGGGTTCCTGCCGCTGCTCGGTGCGGTCAAATACCGTATCGTTGATGATCCAGCGGAACCCGGGCGCGAGCGTCGTCAGTGCGCCCTGAGATTCCGTCGCCGTGCTTGTCCAAGTCGCCTCAGACTGCAACACCGTCCAGTCGTGCGACAGTCCGACCGACGCTCCGGTCGACAACTCGTTGCCTTCGCGCTTGGCGAGCCGGAAAAGCTGAATCACTAGCTCGCTGTTGCTGCCGACAACGGCGTTCGGGATGGTAAGCCCCATCTCGCCGCACACGTCTTGGACGATGGTTAGCAGGCTCATTTACGCAGCTTCCTCAGTCGGCAGCGGATCATCATCGGTGCGGCGAGGCCGGCCACGCGGGCGCGATTCCTGAATCTGCCGCAGTTGCTCTCCCAGCGCGCGCACGGTGCTTGTCAACTCTTCGACCTGCCCGGTAAGGCGTTCGTTCTCGGTCTGGAGCGCAGAAAGTTGACCCGCCGTTGCTCCGTTCTTGGCTTGCTCCAGCCAGTTAACCGCCGTCTGCTTGTCAGCCCGAGCGCCCATGCCGCAGTTCTTGATGCCTTCCTCGGTCAGCCCCGCCAAATCCTCGACGGTGCGAACATTGGCGCGCAGGTACATCTCGATCTTGGCAGGCGACAAGCACGGCCACGTCTTGAGCGGCGTTCCCATTTCCGGCAGCGTGTTGCCGTCCTTCCATGCCGCGAAGGACTGCTTGAAGTGCTGCGCCCACTCGGGCTTGTACTCACCCTTGCGCGCCCGCTCCTGAATGCTGCCGATCCATTCCTCTGCAATCCGCTCGTATTCGTCCTTCGAGCCTGCGGGCGTGATGATGGCGAAAGCCACGTCATCAGCCACGTACCGACCCTCCGCAATCGACTTGGCGCGATTTTCCACCGGGCGAAACTCGAAGCGAACGAGCGGCGGGCGTTCCTGCATTTGCATCATGCGATGTTCTCCACGTAGACCATAAGAGTGCTGGCCGACTCTTCCAGCCAGCGGACCTTGCAGTTGATAACCTCGAACTGATCCAGCCACCACGAGGCCGGATGCACCGACAGATGTAGCGGCAAGCCAACCAACTCGCCCATGACATCATCCACGGTGCTGATCTGGAAGAACGCACGCGGTACGGCGTCCATGATGTTGCGCAGCACCGTTTGCACATACTCGGGCGGTATATGCTCCAGCACGTCCGTGCAGTAGCCGTAATCGCCCCGCTCGGGCACAGGCTGCGTAAGATCATGCACCCGGAACGGCAACCGCCACGCCTCAAGGTCGCGGGCATTGCTGGCGAAGTCCAGGCACATCACAGCAAGCCCGGCCTCGTCCAGTTTCAGCGCTGCGCGACCTGTGCCACAACCAAAGTCGATCACCTTGGCACCGGACGACGGCTGCACGACTTCGAGAAACTTGGCAACGCACAACTCGCCCGGAGCAACCTGCCGATAGTCGTCGAAGCACCAGACCCGCTCGTACTTCTGCCGCTCTGTCAGCCCTTCAGCCGGGACGTTCCACATCGCGGGCAGCAATCCGCTGCCATGCACATGCACCTTGGCACCCATGCGCTCCAGTTCGCGCGCCGTGACCATAAACCGTTCCGCCTGTAGCTTCATCGTGAGCGAGGCAACATACGTGTTCCCGCCGAACTCCACCACTGCGCACGGATCGCCGTCGTTCATCGCCTGATGAAACGCATGACCATTGCCGTCGCGGTGCGATGAGTCGTAGCCGAAGCAGTGCAGATCGCGAAAGCCCAGCGAATACGCAAGGCACGTCGCCGTATTGCCGACGCTGGCCGCACCGCCGACCATCACATAGCCGTCGTCGTAGTCCGGGAGGTAGTCGTCGATGTTCTCAACCTGCAAGTGCCACAGCCGGGCGTCGGGTGCGCGCTCGAAGCACTTTGGATGCACTTGTGAGGCGAATAGATGCTGCTTGGCCGGCCCCACGAGGTCCGCAGTACGTTCCCGCGCGTCAATGATGACCTGATAGTCGGGCATGATGCCGTGGTCGGCGAGAAACTTGGCCGCGCCATTGAGCGCAAACACCACACCGCCATCCAGCCGCCGCCGCTTGATCTCGTCCAGCGTGTCGGCAAGGCTCGGGCCAGATCCGCACAGCAGCGCTTGCGCGTAGTTCGCCGGCAACGACTTGACCCAATCCGTTGGCCGGGCGTGCGAATTCACACGGATGTTTCCGTAAATCTCTTCGTCTGCGACGTTGCAGACAACATGCACCGGCAAAATCAGCGGCAGTTCTGCGCCGGGGTTCCAGTGCTTGAGCGTCGTGTTGTGATACGGAAGCATTCGTGTGGGGGCCGGGTTCCCCCGACCCCGTTCTCCTAGTCGATCACGTGACCCGACCCTGCTTCGCCGGGCGGTTGATGTTCACCAGCACCGTGGTGCGGCCTGCGGTCGCAGAGGCCACGGCAGCGACTTGCGCGCCGAGGATCTGCTTACCGGAGCCGGTGCCCGCAACCAAACCCGTGGTGAGCACGCCGACAGCCGCATTGGCCGCCAGAGAGATCGTGCAGGTTTTCTTGCAGACCGCGATGCCGCTGATCTGATACCAGCCCCACTGGCTTGCCACGTTGGCAGACATCGCCACCGCTACCGGCTCGCCCTTGTTGCCACCCACCGCGCAAAGAGTCGTCGCGCCGGTCGACCCCGCCCAGGTAACAATCGACCCAACTGCGGTCGACGCCACGCCAAGCAGGTAGATGAACTCGGCTTCGCCATACGTGGGGTCCGTCCCACGCACGATGGTGCCGATCGGATGGCGCTGCGTCGTCGAGGTTTCCTCGATCGGCTGCGCGCCGATGATGGTGCTGACAGTGTATGCCATTGCAGTATCCTTTAACGATATAGACGTTGAGTTCCTCTGACGTATCGAGACACTTGCGTCTGACGCACACCGGTCATCTCAGCAATTTTCTGTTGCGTCAAATCCCCGGTAGCGTAAAGCGCTCGTATCTCATGAACGCGACTAATCGGCACAACCACCTTGTAACGCAGGCGCTGTGTACGATCCTTGCTGTTTTGCTTCGCATCTCCAACATACAAATGATCCGGATTGACGCATTTCCGGTTATCACATTTATGCAGCACCCACCCGCCTTCAGGAATTAACCCAAACTTGAGTACATATGCCACACGATGTGCCTGCATGTTTTTGCCGTTGAAGTAAAACCGCCCGTAACCATCACGGTGGATCGTTGATTGCCACTCGTGGCAACCGCAAGGCGTTTTAACTACTTTCGCCTTAAACCGATCAATCGCGCTCATCATCACGCCTTGAGAACTGCTTGCAGGTTCCGATTCGAGCAGACCAGATTGCCCTGCCAGATGATCGGAATCACCACCGCGTCTTGATTGATCGAGGTCTTCTCGGCCACTTCCGTCATGTTGGCGTCTTGGTGAACAACAAGCTCCAAGAAATCCGTATTCAGGAAGTAAGCATGCGCAGACGAAATACCGCTGCCACCGTCAAACATCACGTCGGCCTTCTTGTACTTCAGGCTGACAAAACCGGCTTCGGCTTCCATCTCGTTCATGTAACGCTTAATGCTGGTCTGCGACGCCTCGAAAAACGTGTAATAGTCGTTCGACATCACGATCAAGTCGGGCTGATCTTCGCCTCGGGTGACTTCCAGATAAGTCGGAAGCATGAGGCTTTCGATCGTCGTCGCGCTCGGCGTGATTGCGCCGCCGCCTTGCAGCGGAGAGGCGGCCGATTGCACCGTGTTGCGCCAGAACGTATACGTGGTCGAATTGATCCCGCCCACGGTCCCGGTCCCTGCGTCAGCCACGATGGCTTGCAGTCCGTTGATCTGGTTCGTTGCGGTGCCGTCCGAGTAGAGATCGGAACTCATCCCATTGCGGAACGAGCGCATGGCGTTGTTCAGCCGTGCCTTGGCCAGATTGATGAGGCGATTGCGACCGCTGTTGTTGCGCAGTTCCAGACCGGATGCCGTCACATGCACGGCGACCTGCTTCCAGTTGTACTCAGCCGCCGAGAGCACATCCGACGCCGAAACGTCGAGCGTGTCGTACCCGCTGTAGCGGGTGTAAGTGCCATTCTCCGCGTAGTCGAGCGGAGCCACGATGCTGTAGCCGCCGTCCTCAACGCGAATCTTGCCCTTCTTCGTCAGGCGACGGAAAAGCGCATTGTGATTGCTGACGTTATCCGCCAGTTCCTTCTTGTGGTTCCGGAGCGTGGTGGTAACCATCTCCGTAAAAGTGCTATTGGGCGATGCCATCTAGCTTTCTCCTAAAGGGTTTAGGCTGCGCGGCTGTCAAAAACCGCCGCCATTGTTTCGTCGATCGTCTTCCCCTTAGCCGGTAGCCTGGGCTGCGGCGAACCTCGCACATTGATCGAGTTCGCCCGCTGTGCATCTTCGGCACGCTTCTTCGCTTCCTCTTCCCACTTAGCACGCTCGTCTGCCAACTGCTTCGCCGTCAACTGCTGGCGAATGTCGGGCCGGGCATATTTCGCCATCTCGTAGGCGTCCGCGAAGGACGTTGCCGCTCCTGCTTGTAGTAACGCGGCCATGAGTGAACGAAACGGGTACTGCACGTCACCGGAGTCCGTAAATCGCTGCTCGACGAGGTAAGGATCTTCGGCGTGCTGGGCTTGGAACTCCATAAACGCGCGTTCCGCTTCGATGCGCTCAAACTCTTCCCGCGCTGCCGCTCTTGGGTCGAACGGCTGATTCGTCTGTACTCCCGCAGGAGCCTGGGACAGTTGCACAGGCGGCAAACCTCTCGCCTGTGTGAATTGGTCGATGAATCCTTGTGGGTCCGTGCGTGCGAACTCAGCAAGATTCATCAGATGCGAGATTGCCTGTGCCTCACTGCCATACTCGGCACGCAGGCGAGCACGATACGGCTCGATCGCTTGGTCGAGCGGTTCATACTGCTTGATCTTCTGCGCGCGCTGCTCGAAGCCTTTGGCTATCTCTCGCTCGCGGCGCTCGTGGTACTCCTGCCACGTTTCCGGCAAGCCATCCCAATCAAGGTCCGCAGGAAGCATGGACGGACGCGGACGCCTTGCCTTCGGAACTTCAGCCACAGGAGCGGCGGCCTCCTGCGGTACGGGCTGCTCGCTGGCCTTGGCCGCAAACTTACCGCGCTCGTCACGAGGCTGACTCGCTTTCTCAGGCTGCGCAGGCTCCGGAGTCGCTTCCGCTGGCTGCTGCGGTTCGTCAGATTGCGCACGGTCGAATGCCTCTGCCAGCGTGGCGTCAATGCTAACGTCGATGTCATCGTTTTCAGTGCTCATCGTTTCTCGCGAAGGATGGAAGGATTGCCACGAATGTACGGAGCCGATCCGCTGTCGTACCCCACATCACGAAAAACCGGCTCGTTCTGCTTTCTCAGTTGCACTTGTTTCATGCTCGGCTCGTAGTCCACGCAGCCGTGCCGCTTCATGTCGTCGCGCCGTTGCGCGCGCCCGGTCACCGGCTTGCCTGTCACGGGCGACAAATACGTGTCGTAATCACCATGAATGTAGACGCGCCGCGCTTGCGGCTCGTACTTGTCGGCTGGGATCAACTCCAGCGTCTTGGGGTCTTGGATATAACGCATCACAGTCTCATAGCGTCAACAATACAATCTCTTCGTCTTCTCGGTCCTGCTGATACCGCTGCCATTCGGCCACAATGGCGCGAACGGCCTCGACCTTTCGAGCAGACATAGCCGCATCGATGCGCTTGCGGTCCTCGTCCTTGAACACTGGTGCTGCTTGCTCTGCAATGGCCTCGCGCCGCTCTTCGGGCAGTTCCTCGTATGCTTGCTCGACCAGAGATACTTCGTCTTCGGTGAGCTTGCGTCTTTTTTTTTGAGCCGGGCGAGTAGCTTCTGATACTGCGAGTACGTCAACCCGTAGCCATCCCCGACAAGTGCTGTCGTTCCTGGCTTGCTAACACTCAACCCCGCCGCAATACCAGTTAGCGAATACGTGCCCTGCTCTGCCGTCAGCAACCGCGCCGCAGTCAGCCCCGCCGCCTGCCCGGTCAGCGTGAACGCCCCCTGCGCTGCTGTAAGCGTGTAGGTGACGGCAGGCGTGTAGGTTAGGGTCGCGTCCTGCCCGGTGAGCGTGTACGAACCCTGTGCGGCAGTGATGAGGCGTGCGGCCTTCAGAGTTGCTGCTTGGCCCGTCAGAGTGTACGAGCCTTGTGCTGCCGTCAGCAGGCGCGATGCGGTTAGCCCTGCGGCTTGGCCGGTGAGGGTGAAGGAACCTTGTGCTGCGGTGAGGGTGTATGTTGGTCCGGTGCCCGTGCTTGCGCCGACGAAAATACGTCGCCGAACAGGTTGGAACAGTTGCCACGGGTTTATTAACCACTTTGCAGCGGAAACCTCCGGGAGAAAATCTAGCGACATATAAGCCATGCCGATGGCGCCGTTCCACGAACCAGAGAAATCACGACGACCAGTGCCAACAACGTAATTCCCATCGCCTCCTAAAGAGGCCGAAGTATTCGTCGCCGTAACCCGGCTTACTTCGTTTGTGATTAAATTCTTCAGCAGTATGTAATATTCGCCCGAATCCTCTCGATGGCTCGTTATCATGAAATACGGCACATCTGCCGTAATCGTAATCGTAGCGAGCGCAACGATTGCGCCTTTTACCAGGCCGACCGTTACCGTTGATCCAGGGGTGCCGGTTGCAGATGCTCCGAATCGATAGCCAGTATTTGTGGTAGAAGTCGCCAGCAACTGCGGGGAGTTATTCGCTGCGCCGCTTTGCCAAATGAATACGGAGGCCGCAGTGAATCTTGTCGTAGCGCTTGTACTGCGACCGCCCCACACGAGACCGTTGGTTGTGGAACCGGCAACGCTGATTGCGTTTCCCCAAGGTCTAATAACGTTCCCAAGCGCGCCATTGTTTGTTGCAAATTGGTTGCCAGAAAGATCAACGAGAGAACTTGGCAACCAGACAAGCGCAGGGCGTATCCCCAAGAAATAGGGTATTGGCTTAACTGGGTAATGTGGTTGCCGAGTAAAAATTGCGCGGTTCATACCGGCCACCCGGCAGCCTTGCCCTCGCGCAATACCTCCTGGAACAGTCCGTCACCGTGTGCCTCGATCTTGCACCCCGGCATCGACCACAACACGCCGCGCAAGTCCTGCACTTGTGCGTATAGGCTCGTCGTTGTGTGATACTGCTTTTCACCCACGTACACCGGGAACACTTCGCTGTCCTTCTTGACTTTCACGCCTTCGAGTTTGTACGTGTTGTCATCGGCAACACACGAGTCATAGCCGTACAGATCGAAGTTGCGGAACCCGCAGAAATACATCAGCGGCAGCGCTCTCGTCCCGGTCGTACATCCGCCAGTCAGCAATGTCTTGTCCTTCCACTCGGGCAATTCTTTTTGCTCCTTGCAGAAGTACTGATGAAACAACATCACACGCTTTCCGCTCAAATGCAGCCACGTATCGGGATGCACCGTAGACGCCAGCAGGTAGATCACATCGTCTCTCGGGTTCGCAAAGCATTTTGCCCGCGACTGCTGCGGATCAAGCGCACACGCAAACGTAGGCACGATGCCGTTTTCGATCAGCCAGTTGTGCGCGCCCTTCAGCGCAAGCACGGGCAACGTCTTTGCCTTCTCGCGTATCTCATCCAAATACGGCAGCACAGACAGCCCAGACCCTACGACCACGAGCGGCGTCGTAAAGAACGGATCTTGTGGCTTCTCCACCTCGGGATAGCCGATCCGCATCGCAACGCGAGCATTCGCAAGCAACGTCGCATCGTCCACCACGCACGAGCCTGCGACTGCAAGTATCTTGCGATCCGGGTGCGCTAGCCGATAGGCGCGATCACGATCCGATAAGTCGACATGCGGGTCATCAAGACCCATGTCTTTCCACGGCTGCGCTCGTGGGACATCACGGTAGTAACGCGCCGGATCAGGGTGCGGTGTAGGCATTCTCGGTCGCTACCATCGTCGCCTCAACCACAAGGCCGGACGCTACGTTAAACGCGCTGTTGTCGACCTGGAACATGATCCCGGTCATGCCAGAGAAATCGACGGGAATGGCCCACGACTCGCCATGACTTGCTACGATGCACTTGCCGATGGTTTGGCTTCGCTCCAAGCCCCATGCAAGCTGCGTCGTCACGCTCGCCAAAGCGATACGGTTCCACTCGCTGCGAGCCACCGCAGAGGTGTTGTAGAGGAATAGGTCCGTGCCGCTCGTGCTCGCATTCGGCGCTGCCGACACGATCACCGCAGTTGCACCGCTATTCGCTGTTGCCGTCAGAGACTGGAAGCACGAGGCATTGACACCACCCAATGAAGGCGTCCACACGTAGATCGGCACCCAATCCTTCCCGTTGCCAGACGGAGACCCAAGAATGCGAAACACTGGGAGGTTTGACGCGAAACTCGCTGACGACGTGCGTCCCATCCGCACATACACCGTACCCGCCCACTTGGTCGCAATGTTCGTGCTTGGGCCGTTCGTAATCGCGGACGACGGTGCATTCTGGATCGTAAATAGCGCGGTGCCTGCGCTCTTTACCGCTACGGTAGACGTTGCCATTACAGTCTCACTGCGTCGTTAACGTCGCTTGCTTCAATCGAACCCTCAAACGACATGATCGCCGGGCTGACCGCAGACCCCGCGCCGGTTGCATACAACTTTTCGCCACGATTGGCCCGCCGCCGACCGACCGCAAGGGCATGCACTGTCTGCGCATTGGCAGCGCCGAAAATCTTGCCGATCCCGGCTCGCAAGTTGGCTTGCGCGAAGTTCGCACGATCACCCATAAACATCTGCGTCCAGGCATTCTGTTCAGGCACCGCCTGCGCCTTGTAGATGGCCCAATCCCACGACGTGTTATCCGCAGAGGTCGAGTTGTAGATTTCCTCACGCGTTACATTCGTGCGCCACACCCAAAATACAGGGGCGGCATCGGCTTTGTAATAGGCCGCGATGCCGTTGTAGTCGTTTGCCGCAAGCATTGCCTGCAACGGGCCACCGGGGCCAGCATTGGCAAGAATGTCTGCCTTGAGTGCAGGCAAAAGGTCAGGGGATAGCGCCATGATCTACTCCTTACGCGATCTGCAAGAATCCGTTGGTGCCGTCGAAGTCGATCAAGAACGTCTCGCCGGAATTCAGCGTGATGCTTGACCCGTAGTCGTAATACGCGATCAGCTCGTCATTCGTGGCGGTGTCGTTGTAGATGTAGACATACCGGAACGGCCCCACCGTGCCGCCGCTCGCGGTCAACGTCAGATCGGTCAGCGTCAACTTGTACGTGCCACTGCTCTGCGCACTCGCCGACGTGGTAATCGCTCGCGCCGAACAGTTCGTGTAGCTAATCTGCGTCACGTTCGCCAGCACGCACGCCGCAGTCGATCCGGTCGGCGGTGTTGCCTCCGATCCAGGCGCAGTGTTCGACAGCGCCACCGTCAGCGTGTCAGCGCCTAGGTTATGCACCTTTTCTGCAAGGTGCTCCACGAATCCGTTGAGTTTGGTAAAGGTAGCCATTTATTGAACCGTCCTTGCATCCTGAACCGAAATGCTGCCGTCTTGGCCGCGCACAACGCGCTTGGGCGACCGCTGGAATGCCGCGATAGATTCGATGCTGGCCTGAATCTGCTGCACGGCCTGCGATGTCGCCTCGCCTTGCTGTGCCATCTGTTCGGACAGCGCGGAGACTGCCTCGGACACCTGCTTGCCGAACGATTCCATCGCCTGCATCAACTGTTGCACCGTCTGCTCGGCCTTCTGCGCGCCGGCCTGCGCCTGCGCTTGGTCCGCGTTCTGCGAGTCCGCCTGCATCTGCGACAATCTCTCGTCGTACTTGCGCGCAGTCTCGTACTCTCGCTTGTCGCGGTCCATCAGTTGCCGCTCGTAGTCGGCCTGCATTTCCTTCATCGTCAGCGCATGCTCGCGCTCGGCCAGTTGCATAGACTTAGTCTGCGCCTGCTCGGCCATCTGCTGCTTCTGCCCCTCGATCTGCTGCCGTTCGCCTGCAATGGCCTGCTGCTCCTTCTGCATCTGCTCTTGCATCTGCGCGACCTCCGGAGGCGGGCCTTTCGGCGCTTCGAGTTTTGACAGCGCGTCCTCGACCTCGTTGCCCAGCCGGAACCGGCGAACCGCTGCCAGTAGCAACGTCTTAGCGGTATCGACAGGCATCGCGCCCGACTGCACCGCAGGCGCAACCCCGCCCAGGAAGTTGACGATACCCGTTAGAAGCTCAGTGATGTCCCGCTGCTCCTGCACCACCTGCTGTTGCACCGTCGAATCGGTTTCGATGTCGATCCGATAACCGCGCATCTGATCCGACTGCAACACGCCGAGCACGTCATCCCACGTCGGCTGCATCAGCGCTTGCTGCAACTCGAGCGGCACCGGCTGCCCCTGCGCGCTCATGGCCTGCGCCTGCGCCTGTATTGCCTGCTTCTCCTGCGCACTCGGCAACTTGACGCCCGTCATGGCCTGCAACGATTCTGGCGTGTAGTGCTCCGCGATGATTTCGCCCATCAGCCGAATCACGTCACGGAAGAACTTCGCCACGCGCCCTTGCCTCTTCTGCAATCGCAACGTGCCGAACTGCGACTTGATCTCCTGCGCTCTTGCCGTCTCAGATGCGTTACTCGCGCCACGGAAGATGTCTGCAATCCCCGTGATCTCGTAGATCGTCTGCTTGACCTGCTCGCGCTGCTCGTACAACTGCATCAGCACCTTGGCAATCGTGTCGATCGGCAGGAGCCAAATCTGCTTTTCAAGCCCGTTCTCGATCAACGCACCTACGTTCTCCGCCGCCACGAGTTCATTGTCCTGCGTGTCCGTCTCCAGCAACGTCCGCAGTTCCGAGATCAACGAGTTGTAAACACCGCGCACCCGGCATGCATCGATAAGCACCTGAATGCGCCGCGTGAGCTTGTCCAGTTCCTTGGCCTGCTCTTCGTACAGCGAGTATTCCGGCACGGGCACGAGACTATTCGTCGTCTGCATCGAGTACAGCGGCTTCGGGATGCAGTAGAAGCCCTTCAGTCGCAGCGGGTCGGCATCAACGCGCAACGGCTCATCCTTCTTGCTCGTCGAGATCCATACGACCTCGCGCTTGGTTCGATCCCATATCTCCCACACTTCGCCACGCTTGAACGCATCAAGCGCCGGATCGTCGCGGTCTGTGCCTTCGATGTCGGCGTCTTCAAGCGTAACGCGCGCCCACTTCTCCCCGAACGCCTTCTCGCCTTCCTCGCGCGTCATGCGATGACGGAACGCAATCCACGGCACTTCGCGCCAGACCTTACCCGGCCCGCGCCGAAAGTCGTCCCAATGCACCAACTCGGGATAGACCTTCTGGTTGCTCACCACCGTGCCTTGTACATCCGCCTCGTAACGCACACGCATCACAGCCCGCCCAGGCAGCAGGTAATCCATGATCGCAAGCTGTGCTTCGTCGTCCAGTTCGCACTCGTCGACCTCGTAATCAAGGCCACGACGCAGCACGTCGGCCACATGCTTGCCGAGCACATCTTCGTCACGGAACCTGCGGCGCACATCTGGCTTCGGCGGCGAGTTGTAGACAGCCGGCGCAAGAATTTCCGTATTCGCCCACAAGATGTTAAAGCCCTTGCGATTCGCAGGCTTCAGGATGCCGTCTTCTTCCTTCTCGTTCCGGTATATCTCGTAGACGCGCTTCGCCTCTTTGCGCCATGCCTCTTCTTCTTTGTCGGCAAGCTTAATCTCCATCAGCCAGCGCGTGACAATTCCAGCCGGCGGCGGGCCGGCGTCTTCTGGGCGTTCTATGGTGGCGGATTCGGTCATTTAAGCCACCAATGCCGGCTGAGTGAGGCCGCGATACCAGTCAGATGCAGGGACGATGTCAATCAACCCCTGCTTCATCTTACCCACGGCGTAGGCAATCGCTGCCGTATGGTCGGCGTCATCAATTTGTGTTGATCCCGAAGCGCCTGACGCTACGATGTCGTGACAAATCGAAAACATCGTTTTCCTGTACTTGATCGCGTTATCTACTGACGCCTTCCAAGTGTTGAGCGTTGTTGCCGCGCTCAATGAGCGTCCATCAATTGCAAATATCTTATTGTCTAAACCATTCCCAACATGCTGAAGCGGATAGACCGTACCAGCGCTTCTCGCTAACTTCACGCCACGCCTGATTAACCCATTGATACCAGCATCGGTATGCAATCCCTGAACCCACGGGTGGTAGATAAAATCGTTGGCGATACCGATTGAACGCAAATACGACACACCCGCGTCATATGCTGAAAGATATGCATCCACTCCCAGTGTACTGATGGTGTCGTTACTGTTGTTGTGCGAATAGATGTCATGCCCATCGTCACGCAATGCAAGCAACTCAGATTGAGTTAGGTAAAGAGATGCGTTGGTACCGATCAAGTGCGTAGCGACACCAAATGTCGCTCTGATCCCATACGTCGACAAAGTCGGTTTGGCATAGTCATACCAACCATCATCGGCATCGTCGTAGGTTAGAACGAGCTTGGGCCGCGAGTAATTCGCGACCTTAAACGTATCTACCCAATACTCGTATGCCTGCCCGCCTGAAGCAAAAACGCGGACCTTTACTGCGTTGACTGTATCTCCAGCGACAACCGTGTCAGATCCGGCGTTATCCGCACCGCCGAATATGGTGTGCCACCCGGAGAACAGGTTCGCAATTCCATTATTCAGGTTGTACGTCGTCGTGGAAATGTGTGCGAAGCTACTGGTGCCATACATCACCTGTACTTGCGCCACTTTCGTCACGTCAGGAAGATAAATTCTGACGCACACTTGATCGGTTAACGGCCAGTTCGCAACTGACCATCCAGAGGCAATTGTCGTTTCGTGATATGTATTTCCAGCGGGCGCACTGACATGCAGCCTTGATCCGCTGATTCCTAGCGCCGAGGCATCGTCATAGGAAACAGATGCCGCCGTCCCAGAATTTGCGTGGGTAACATTCGTTGAGTCTGAACACGTCTTTATAGTTTGCGCGTTCGGCCCTGAAACCGCATAGTTTTGCGCAAAACTCGCTGCCATTACACCGGCCTCCAGAGCACCGCGACGAGATTGTCATCAGCGGCATTGCTGCAAGTGATCGTTAGCGCGCCCGCGCTGTTGATCGCTCCAAGGAAATCCTTGTACCCCACCGACCCAGCCGGCAGCGTGTACGTCTGCGCCGTGCCGTCACTGTCGGCGAATCCCGTGATGGCACACGTACCAGTCAACGCGGTGTGGATGAGCAACCCCATCAGATGCGTATCGTTCGCCGCGCCGCCGCCGATGGTGACTGCCGTGGTCTTGCTGATGATCGACAGGTTGCATTCCTGCCGCACCGGGATATAGGCATTGGTGCTGCTGGACGGGTTGCGTGTGCCTGCGATGTTGCCTTGTTCAAGCACGTGCATGGCGTTAGACGTTCCGGAAATCTCCATTGGGAGATCATCAGTGCGTGTCGAATCTGAAACTGTAAGAATTGTTTGAGCGCCCATCTATGCCTCCTGCATCCTGCGCTTGCGCACGGATTTGAGCAGTTCGTCGAACGTCATCTGCGCGCCGAAGCGGTAGTCGGTAAGCGGCCTCGGAGTCGTGTCTACAGGCGGCTTCATCTCCGCGACCACCTGCGCGCCGTAGCTGAACGCATCGCCCGGGTGCGATGCCCAGTCGTGCTCCGGCTCCTTCGAGAACTCCTTGCGGTCCTCATCCCACTTGTAGCGCCACTGCTTCAGCGCTTCGATGCCATCGGCGCAACGCTTCAAATCGAACTCGCAGCGCTCCATGATCCGTCGTGCTGCGTTAATTCGATCGGCCTTGCTGGTCTGCGGGACGACTTGAATATGCTTGACGCCGAACACGCGCCAAAACTGCTCCTGCGCAGTCTCCTTCGCTGCGAACGTCTTCGCCTTGGCATCGTGCGGCAGGTATACCGTCTTGAGCTTGTAGCCGTTATCGACGCACCGCGCCTTCAGCCGCTTCGCCCACTCGGTAGCATCAAGGCCGCTGTCTTGATCGTAGTCGATGAGCGAGAACCCGCCGATCTTTGCCTGCCAGAACCACCACGCCGCCGTATCGTGGAAGCCGATGTCGGACGAGATGAACACCTCGCCAGCCACCGGGTCGTATGGCACGTTACCGATGCGCCCGTCCTCGTCGGCCTTCGCCATATAGCGCCCGAGAATCGCGCCTTGAATCGCCGCCTCGAAGCTGCACTCGACCTCTTGCGCGTACTGGTCTTCGGTCATCGTCTTGCGCATGGCAGCGAGTTCGCCCGCGTCAACTAGACCGCTCGTCGAACCTTTGAGCATCAGCCGGAACCATTCCGGATCGTCTACCGCCTCCTGCCAAACGCGATAGAACTCGTTGTGACCTTTCGGCGTGCCGATGAATGCCGCCCAGCCTTTGCGATCAGCGAGCATCGGGCGCACGACCTCACCCCATACGCGCGGGCGCATGTCGGCGTGCTCGTCAAGAATCGCGCCGTCAAGGTACATGCCGCGCAACCTGTCCGGATTGTCCGCGCCGAAGAGCCGCACTTGCGACCCATTGGCGAGATTGGCTCGCAACTCCGCCTCGTTGTACGTCGTGCCTGGAATGTCCGCCGTCAACCGCTTGACGTACAGCCAAGCAATGTCCTTGGCTTGGTTGTACTGCGGTGCCACGTAGGCATAGCGCGCGTCCTGTTTGCGCGTGAGTAATGCGCCGTAGATGAGATCGGCGACACACGCCACCGTCTTCCCTGCTCGCCTGTGCGCCACCATGACGGCCCAGCGTTGCTGTCGATTGTGGAAATCGACGAACGGCCCGCGCGGGCGATAGGCGTTGATGCCTAGCCATTGCGCTCTGCCGCTGATGTCGCCATCCACGGGGCAATGACCTCGAATTTGACTGCGCCGCCGTCCTCGCCAGTGATGGCCTGCGCTGGCTTGCCGTCTAGGCGATCACCAAGTTCTCGGAAAAACGCGATGTCGCGCTCCGCATGCAGCGATCGGACGAACTCATGCGCTGCAAGATTTAGCCCCTGGATAAGGGCCGAGCAATCGGTGTTATCAGGAGGATTAGGCCACGAGGAAAGCGCACGACAGATCGCGGCTTCCCACCGTTTGGCCTTGGCGGCGTTTTGATTTCCGAAAGGCGCAGGCACGTTGATTCAACGCAACCGTTCGCACCGCAATGCGGTATACAAGGAGATTACGATAAGTTTTTCCTATCGTCAACCTCCGCGTGATAAGCGTAGCGTTTCACGTGGAACGCTAGACGCCGCTCCTGCGCCAGTAGGGCATCGGCTGCACTGGCTCGCCCTCGTGCTGGCCGACATCCGCCCGACCTCCCGCACCGCATCCGCCGTCCGCCTCGTGCTTCTCGACGGCCTGAGTCAGCGGGAGGCATCCCGGCAGGCACAGATCGATGTCGGAGCCGTGTCGCGTGCGCTCAAGCGGATTGAGCCGTATCTGCACGTCACGTCCTGCCCGGTCTGCGGGCGGCGGGTGTAAGTCGCCAGTCCCGCTCCAGCATCACCCCGACCTCGCCCCGCTTTGGGTCGGATCCGCATGCGGCAAAAGCCGACGCTAACTGCGGGTGCTCTGCCAGAATGGAGAACGGTTTGCAGACGTAGGCTGTCGCATTGTTTAGCCGATGCGAAAACCCGCACCAGCACAACGCATCCGGCCCCATCGCCGCCGTAGATTTGCCGCAGTCTGCGCACTTGAAAACCGGATTTCCTCCCGGCGTCATCCCGTTCCCTGTTGCGCAGCGCAGGATTCTCCCGCCGCAACTGCGGCACAGATGATCCTCAATCGTCCACGTCCTCTGTTTGCTCACCGTCCCGCCTCCCCGTCGCTAGAAATCGCTCCTGGCGCGTCTCCGTGCCCCGGATAGCCATCCGCACCACCCATATCGTAGAACGCGCTAATTCGCGGCTCTCGCTCGCTGGAAACGGCATTCTCACGCTGGACCTTCTCCTGCCACATTCGATGCGCCTCCAGTAGCGCGGTGCCGTAGACCCATCCGTTCTCGATCCACAGCACGGCGGCCCGTTCGTCCAGCCACTCCTGGCGGGCTAGGTCGGCGTCGGTCATCACTTCCCCTTCCGCTTAATCCTCGCCATCCGCTGATCCGACGATTCCTCGTGCAGCCCGTACATCGCTGCCAGCCTGACCCACCGCTGCTTATCCTCCACGATGCCGAACTTCGCATCGGCGCGTTCCACGAACGCCCACACGTCGGCGGGCAACTTGCCAATGCGCGTCACGGTTGCGTCGGTGTAGCGCCACATGCCCGGATTGAGCGGATCGCGCTCGTCGTAAAACTTGCGGATCGAGTCCAACGCGGCAAAAGACTGAGGCGAGCCGATGTCGTAGCTCATCGCACGTAGCCGAAAAAGTAGTCTCTCGCCTCGGCCATCGTCATCTCTTCGCCCTCAATTCCGGCTCGCCGTTTGCCCGCCGCGATCTTGTCGACACAGCCTTCCGATACCCCGTAAAGCGCCGCAATGTTTTGATGCGTCAGCATCTCTCGGAGAGCACAAAGCGTGCGGATTTCGTGAACCTCGGTTTCAGTGGGTTTTGTTCTCATGCCGCGCCCTTGACCTCTCGCAATCGATCAAAAATCCGTGCCTTGAAGTCCGCGTATGACTCTGATCCGCGAGCCATCATCCCAAGCTCTCGACCCTTGCGGTCAATCCCCTCATTCGAAGCCCACCAAGCGTCTTGTGCAGCCTTGACGGCGCGCACAGGCGGCGGGTTCAAAACGTCACGCACAATCGGGTCGAGGTACTTCGCCGGTATCGGTTCCGGCGGCGGTTTATGCTGCCTCGCCCGCTGTACCGCTTCGTCCAACTGCTCGTTCGTAGCCCCCGCTGCCAACCACGCCAGCAGCAAAGGGTTTGCCGGTGTTATGCCTACCCCAGCAGCGCGCAATCGGGCGGACGCGACCCCCGCGCTGGTTGAGTTATCCACAGGCGGATTAGGTAGAGCGCTTGCTTTTAAAGGAGACGGAGAAGGAGACGGAGATGGAAGCACGTCACCAATGCCGTCACCAAAGGGGGGGTTAGGTGCAGACTTTGGTGCTGTTGTAATGCCACCTTGGGTGCGAGCAAACGCTGCTCTTGCCCGTGCCACATGGTCGTCTCTGACCTGCTTCGACGAGTACCAGATCGGGCCGTCTTGCTCGTGAATAAGCGTCACCGGATCGCCATCCTTCCGGCCATGACGCGGAACAAACACAAAAGCATCGCACCGAGCGCCAGCATCAGCCCCCTTCAATACACCCTTCCGCACCAACCCTTGCAGGGCTGACATGCGCGCACCCACCGCTTGCGCGAGATCCTTCAGCGGCCATCGAATTACACCAAACTCATCCGAGTCAGCCATCAGACACAGGATGTCTATCCACACGCCCTTTTCCTCGTGCGTGCAGCGACGCAGTTTGGCGTTGCTGATCCAGTCACCGTGATAGAACTGGAATGAGGGGCGACTCAAGGTAACCTACCAGAAGATGAACAGCACGAAGCCGAACGCAGAGATGCTGCAAGAATTTTTGTAGTAACGGCGAATAGAAAACTTGTAGAACTTCTGCCAGCAATGCGGCGCTAGTTTCCATCCGTTCATTAAAGAGAATTGCATGATTTCATCCCCAAAGAAAAAAGCCGCTTTCAGCTGCACTTGGCTAACCCCGAGGCCCACGCTAGGTAGGATACGGGCAAGTGCATGTGAAAACGGCCTTATTGTCTGGTTAGCACAGACACTCATTAGACAACCGTCATCCATATAGTTCACACGCCCTTCGGCATCAATCGTGCCAGCATTCACGACACATCGACCTCGCGCAGCACGTACTTCCCTGCGCTGTTCTTGCGCCATCCGTGGACAAGAATGCGAATGCCGGCCTTGCGAATCTTCGGCGTATTCTCGTGTCCCGCAATCTTGGCAATGCGCGCACTCACGTTCGCGCCGCTCGTAGTTTGGACGCCGACGACCTCGTTCTCCCCGAGGCAGAGCAGATCCAGAACGCCGAAAAGATCCTGGCGAATTTTGGCAAACGGGTTCCAGCGCTCCACGATGGCCACCGTGTAGCCCAAGTTTTCCATGTGGGCCTTGGAGCGCTGCGTGGGGCTGCTCACCGCAACCACCACCGCGTAAAATCGAACTGCCCGTGCTCCGGATGCACCATCCAGCTTGTCTGGTGCGGCTCGCTGACCGTGCTGCTGATGACGATATGCGATCTCGTGCGGGCGATGACGAAGCCGATCGTATGCACAAGCATCTGCTTCGGCTTGACCTCGCTGTCCATCACCCAACCGAGGCCGAGTTCGCCTGCGTCGTCCCAAGTGATGAGCACAAGGTCATGCCTCAAGCGCACGGTCGCGTCCAATACTTAACGATGTCCCTCACCGTCCACGGCGAGCAGCCTTCCTCCCGCGCCAGCACGACGTAGCCGACCACGCCGGGGATGTACCTACGGCGGATGCGGGCGACCTGTGCGTCGGTGAGCTTGGCGCGGTGGTGGTGCTGGCCGGTGCGCTTCACACCCACACCCTCTTACGT